TTAGATGCGGTTGAGTCTAAAAAAAGGAAGACTACAAAGGGAAAATAAATGGCTGAAAAAGACTTAGGTGACGGTCTTGAAGCATTTGAGAATGAGGTTGAAGAATTAAAGAATAAGAAGATGAAAATCTTCGGTATTACAATGACCCCTACTACTATCGGGGCATTGTTCGCACTACTTGGTGCGATAGGTGGTTCGTTATACGGTGCATTTGAAGTATATAAAGATTATACTGACATGAAAGAGATCGTACAGAACATAGATGTAGACGCAATTGCGGCTGAGAACGAAAAGGTCATCCTTAAGATGGATGAGAACCTAGTTCGTATCGAAGAGGCAATTTCATACACACGTGACATTAAACAAGGGTTACGTGATGATATTCTGGGCATTGAAAAAACTGTCGACAGAATTGAGGACAAACTCAGAGAACAAGAAAACGAAGTAAGAGAAATCATTCAGAACGCAGAAGAACGTTTTGAAAACAAAAGGGATGCTCTTCAGAACGATTATGATGAAAAGGCCAATGCGCTTCGTTCGTCTAATGATCAGCGTATGACTGACTTAGAGAACAAAGTAGAACGTGATCTGTCGACATTAGAAACTGACATTACTAACAAGTTACAGAGGGCACTAGACAACCCATTGGCTAACTAGTGATATTAGAATGAAAAAGATAGAAATATGCAACTTTGAGACAACACCAGAACAATTAGAAAAAGAGGGCAGAATATTCATCCCACATAAGGGATATACATTCAAGCCCCCTTTAACTAAGAAAGAGAAGTTGTGGATAGAGTTTAGAAGTGGTCAGAGAGTAACTTGAGCGTTACTTCTACCGACATCTCCCCTTACCCATACGTTAAATGCAATACAAAAACGCATATCTTTTGATCTAGATGGTGTCACCATATGATACGTCTTGGATGGGAAGATAATGATATCTCCTTCGCCTGGCGTTGTCGCAATTGAGTCTTGGTTTAGTGGAGAGTCTTCTTCATAATCAAATGAAAATATATTATTGTTCCAGTTTTGTTGATTAACAAAAATCAAGTCTCCAGATTGCGGATCGCATTGTAGATACAGAATACCAGAGAAGAGACTGTTAGAATGCCAGTGCATTCCAGCCAAGTCACCCTCTTTGTGTTTCATCACCCAACTGTTGGTTATCTCAAAGGTTTGAGACTTTTTAAATTTCATATGGTTGTAACCGAAATTATCCATCTGTTGTTGGATGAGAGGTTTTACAGGTGCAAGATCTTCATCCAAAATATAATTACTTGGACTTGACCACCCATCATCACTGGGCAATCTACGGAACTCCATATCTCTTAAGATAGGATTGATAATAGTCTTATCAAGATTTAAAGTTTCTCTATACAGTGGTGTAGGGAACGCACGATAAATGTGTCCGCCTATTTTAGGTTGTTGTTGAGACATCTACTTCCTTTCTACAGGTGTCCATCCATGAGAGTTGAGAGATCCAACCATTGCATGGTTGTTGTATTCATTGACTGCGTATATCATGCACGCCCGTACACGCCCGTCTTGCGCTAGAGTGTTCTCTGCAGTCTCATATGCAATATCAAAAGAAGGTAACTCAGGCACCGCCTGAGACCCTCTCTGAGGAGTAAAGGCAACTACTGAATAAGATACTGCATTATCAATGACAGATTGTTCCCATTCATCAACGTCATGCATCAACTAACTCCACGTAATCGCCAAAGTGTTCTTCGAAGACTTCACAAAGATGACCATAGTCACCCGATTGCATATCTTCTATAATCGGTTCTGCATCAATCCCAAGATTGTCTGAGAGTGTCTGAGCGTAACCCATGAGATAGAATGCGTTGCCCTGTGGGCCTTTTAGATCTACAGTAATCATTAGTCGTATACCACCTGTGTCATATAATCAATTTTATCAAACGCTGCTTCAAGTGCTGCAATGCGTTCACGACATTTCATCTTTGCGAAACCATTGCCTGGCGTCCAGTTGCCAGGCGAGTTCTTTTTCTTACGTTCCAGTGTCTTTAACATGTTACTGAAAAACTCATACTCTTTTTGCATTTGCGCAATTTCATCTGTAGGTTCTTTGGCTACTACACCGTTTCCAATGTAGATGCCTGTATTCCAATCGGGTTTTACTTGAGGTATTTTCATTTCAGTTCTCCTTAAACCAAGTAATCAGGGCCAGTCCAGTTTACATGATACTCATCATTGAAGATGTTACCACGTGCAGCGTTACGAGTGGGTGTCGCCCAACCTGCTGCTTTCAGAATATCACCGAACTGAAACTTCTTATCGTTTTCAGTGTTCACGATGAAACCCCAAACTGAACGGTTTGAAATAATCTTTGTGTACTTACGACCTTGTTTGATCTCAAGACCATTGTTGAATTCTTCGATCATTTTAAGGGCGTGAGGAGACATTTCTTCGCCTCTACGTGTATGCCACGCAAGGTAGTCTTCTTTGATTTTTTCGATCAGGACGTTCATTGCATTGTTTTTCATATCAAACTCTCTTTCTTTTCTCAACTTACACTATTAATATAATGCTTATTGAAGCAAAAGGCAAGCCTTTTTTTGAAAAAAAATCAACTTTTTTGATAATATTTCTTGTAGATGTCCACAATACGGCCAAGTTCTGGGTGTTTGTGGATCCATTGTCCTGTAGATGGATCGAACTCTTTCTTGAACCACGCATCCATCTTTTCGTTACCTGTCTCTATGGACGGATCAACCTTTAGACACATTGCATCAAATTCGTGATCTGGTATCAGAGTTTCGTTCGCAATCTCGTAAGCGTACGCATACACGCACAGGCGTATGCGCAGGCGTATTTGTTCAGATATGATCTGTGGATCATCTTCTAAGAAGTCTTCAAGCAATAAACCACCTGTATATACCCATTGCATCAATCAGAATAAAACAAGTATTCTGTGTTGCGAGAGCTGCATCCTTTTGTCTAAACCAGAAGTAATAACTCAGTACTATGTGACCAGTAAGGAAAACAAAGAAACCATAACGAGACCATTCGATGTTAGCTGACAACAGAATTGCGGCCGATAGAAAACATACCGTACCAAACCACTTGTATATCATTCAGACAAGTACTCTACAACCTTCGACTGTCCTTTGTTCTGTTGCATCCAAACTGTCGCAGCCTGATAAGCACTATCAAAATCTTCATACATTTTTGGCATAGAACTTTCCATACCTGCTGCGTTTACATAAACCCAATCTGAATCATTACCACTTGCGTAGTCATAATTAACCATCAATGCGTACTTCATAAAACTCTCCGTTAGCAATTTTGTAATATTGAACTTCCCCTGCAGAATGCAGGTAGTCACGACCACCGTCAATCATGTTTCCATTATCAAACGACTTGTGGTCATGACGATTAGATGAATAGACCAAGTCGCCATCATCATTCTCTACCATACCAATCATATAGTCTTCAACCTGATCTGCGTTGCAAATGTAAGTATTAGTCCCACGCTGATAAATCCCAAAGTAATGATTTCCAAAATCTTCATTCGCTGGGTTTTGATAAAACACATCTGCAGTAAACTGTACGTTCGCACTAGGTTGATATAAATCTGTTGTCAAAACATAAGTTACAGTCGGCCCGTTTGGATCACTGTAGTGTTCAATTACACCAGCAGTATTTGATGTGGGTTCGTGTATGATCATTTTTTCTTACCCTTTGGTTTAAAAAACTCTCGTTGCGCTTTCATAAGATCTTTAACCAGATCATCTTTCTTCTTACGACTGTCGAGTTTTGTTTTGAATTGTTTGCTACCTATATGTATTAGTTGTGGTTTAGTGAGTGCTTGAAACTCTGCAGTCTTATACTTCTTGACAACTTTCTTTTTTCTAGGTTTCCGTTTAGGTTTCTCCATGAATGCATCTAAGGTACTCTCTGCCGCCTTCGCTGCCTTTACTTCTGCCTTGGTACGTCTTTTACGTGTCTTAACAGTTCTAACATCTTTCGGCGGTTCTTCTTCCATGATGCGTTTCATCGCCAGATCTCTTTGGATCTTTTCTTCTTCTGCGAGTTTCTTTCTCAACTCTTCTGCAGCCACACGTTCAATCGCCATCTTTTTTTCCACACGCAATGAACGTGCTCTTTGATTCGCTTTTTCTTTCTTCCATTTCTTTTCCAGATCGTCCCACATTTTCTTTGAGACTTTCTTTCGACGAGTAGAGAGTCCTGCTTTCTCTTGTCCACGTTTCCACAGATTAATATGACTTTCCCATAACTTCTCTGTGTCATTATATTTACAATCATATAGAACACTCCAGTTCCAAGACAGATTAGAATGGGTAAGGATGTTCCTTCCATTCTTCAATGGTACTGTAAGAGCATATAGCGCCCCACCTGAGTGTTCTAATACTTCGTCAATTAGATTGATATCAAACTTTTCTCTGACATCACTCTGGGCTGTTCTGTACGCCATGTTTTAGTTTCCTCACATCATGAATGGGTGTCCATCCTAGATCTTGCAGATTGTGAATATCTGCACAAGTGTATTCTCTTTCATTTGGTGTGTTCAATTTTACTGGTAATGAACTGGGCGCTAGATCCGAAACCTTTACTGGATCTCCTGTACCTATATCTGTATATCCGCCTATGGGATGTTCCATCAACAATTGGATTGCATCACAGAGATCCTCTAAATGAATAAAGTCACGTCTGTGAGTAGTAACGTATTCTAACTCATCATCCAGTAACTTTTGTAAGAACATTCCCTTACGTGGTTTATCTGAATATACAGTATGGAATCGCATTCCTAATGTGTTGGGGTGTCTTTGTGCCGACTCTTCCACAATATACTTACTCGCAGCATATGGATTCAAGTCTGGTTCGTATATACTAGAAGAACTCGCATATAGAATTCTGGTACGAGGATAACGTTCGAATAATCTTTTAGATACTTCAACATTATTACGCCAGTATCCCGCTGGATCTTTCATACTATCACGCACACCACTTAGGCCTGCGAGATGAATAATCTGATCAGGGGGATCTTTTGGTAGAGGGCAGTCGAAGAGATCTTGACCACTTATGATATCGTAGCCTTCAACATCCATACCTTCATCTACCAATCGATCATATAGGTAACTACCTATAAAACCTCTGTGACCTGTTAACATAACACGCATATTTTATCCTTTCGAGGAAAAGGGGGGAAATCCCCCCAACCTTATGCAGATTCTGCGTATTCTAATGCAGTGTTTAAGGCATCAACTTTACGTTTTGCGTTAACACCAAACCATGCAGAAGTCATACGAGTGTCTGCAGAACGACCAAGTTCGTGGTCAGTCATGTAAGTCACTGCATTGTATGCATTCCACCATGAGCCAGGCTTGAACTCATTTCCAGGCTGTGTCTCGACAATCTCAAGTGCACGTTCTGCAGTACGAGAAAGATCTTTACCTTCCTTTGCAGACGTACCGAATACATCACCAAGGAACTTCTGAAGATCGAACTTGTTGTAGTTCTTTGAACCAAGAAACTCTGCAGCTTCTTTGAAACGTTCTACACGATTGTGTCCGATACCAAGAGTCTGTTTTACCATATCTGCATTGAACTGCGAACGGTGATTGATACGAACGCCAGGCATACCCTTTTCGTTCAGTGCCACAGTCAGTGTGTTATTGCAGACAACACGTTCCATTACGAACTTGATGTCGATTGCTTTACCGTACTGGTGTGGGTTTGAGAACAGAAGGTAACCTTTCACTTCGTCACCACCAAACAGTTCAAAACCATCACGTACATCTGCAAGTGCCCAGACGATCTGACCGCCTTTAAGTGAACCTGCAGTGTCCATGATCATGTCACCGTTAGATACAAACTCTGTGAAGAATTCGAACGCTTCTGCGTTCTGTACTGGATTCCATCCTTCACCTACTTGTGTGAGGATCTTACCATCTGTAGAACGAACAAGTGCTTGTTGTCCTGTTTTTACATTGTCACCTTTGTAACGAATAAAGGTATCAACTTTCTCAACGTCCCAGTCGAGACCAGCTGCTTCCATCATCATCTGTGGTGACATAAAATCATGTACTGGTGTACCTAGTCCATGCCAAGGAAGACCCTTGCTCTCACGGTAGGCCATTTGTGCTTCACCACCAACGATTTCTAGTTCATGTGCCATTTGTATTTCTCCTTTACGAGAGGTTAAACTCAATTTATACACACAGTATAAACGTTTTAAAAACAAATGTCAAGCACTTTTTTTGATTTTAATGCATTTTTTTTGAGGGACTTTCTAGTCCGTCCAACATATCGAATGTATGTTGTGAATATCCAGACTTGATAAGGTCAACAATATCTGGATAATAGGTTGTTGTCTCAACTGGAAAGGCATCAAGTTTGAGGTTCTTGGCAGTCTTTCCGAAACTATCTTTGATGAACCGTTGTGCTTCTTCGACTGATGCGAAGGAACAGGCACGATGGATTGAGAATGGATTGTCCTTTGCGAAGAGTGCAAAGGATTTGTCTAAATCTTCTTGAGCGATATACTCGCCTTCTTGAAGAAAGTTACTTTCAATTTCTTCCTCAAAGTCAGCCATTGTGTATGTTCCTAAGAACACACCATTACTGTCATCAATGATGATGTATCTCGTTTTAGTTTTGGGTAATTCGATCATTGAACCTCCGTCTAATTGTATCGGGGTAGAAGATGACCTTCTGACTGTATTTAGGTTACGCATGTGTCTCCCAAACTACCTTTATATAATGAGCGTCCAAATGATCTCTGTAGTCAATTGCATCTAAAACGCAATTGAACCTTTTTCCGTTAACTGTGTACATTATCCCCAATCCTTAAAATTACCATCGTCTTCGTTATCACGGTAACCTGCAGAGTAAGCAGTGATCTCTTCTGGTGTCATGTCTTCTAACTCAACAGCATCAGATCGATATGTATCACCTACAAAGTAGTGGGGTCTGAACCCTCTTCCATAGTAACTGTCAGCACCACCCCTATCATAAGGGCCACCATGTCTATCATCATATAGCAACTTTGATTCCATAATATATTTCCTTACATCTTTCCTAACCAGTGTGTACAATCGTCGTGAGGATCATCTCGACGAGGATCATCATCCTTCTCCCTCATAGAGTTCAGCATATGCGCTCCTTACTGACCAAAAATGTTCGAGGTAGTCGAATGTATCTACCTTGAACACCTGTGGTTCGTTATCGTCAACCGCAATGAGGATGACAGCTTGTTTGATAGGAACACCTGTTCTTTCCAAGAATGCAGCCGCATAAAAAGATGCCTGCATAAAGTAATTCTGAATGTGATCTTCCTTTTTGAGTTTTCTAGAAGTCTTGAAGTCGATTATCGACAACTCACCATCCCACTCAGCAATGCAGTCTACTTGACCTGCCGTTTTGAGTTTATCACTATATAAGAATTCTTCTTGAAACCAAACATTATTAAGGTTCTCATCAATCAGTCTTTTAATTGTATTGAACGTGAAGAGGTTTGCAGGCATATGTTTGTCCTGCCAATTTTGCACGTTATCTATATAGTCTTCCGCAAGTTTGTGTACTGCAGTCCCACGTCCTGCTGCCCTGCGAGAGATTCTATTTGCTTCCTCTGCACCCACACGTCTTCGCCATTCTGCAATCGATTGTTTCGATAGAATGCCGAGGACTGTTGTGATTGAGGGGTATGCATTTCCTTCTGGAGTAAAGTATTTTCGACCAGACTCTTTCGTTTCCCTAGTTAATTTGGGCAACTCAATGCCGTGGTCTACATGATTAAACATACTATCTCCAATTTCTTTTCATATTATAACAAATAAATTTTAGGTTGTCAAGCGCTTTCTTCCGCAAGATGTGCGAGATAAGCTGCTTTAACTTCATCAGTATGAACTACATTACAAATGGCTTGAACATCTGCGCTTTCACTTGTGATGTCTGCATCTGGCGCAACGACATGTCGGTGAAAACTTGAGGAGATTTCAACTCCATCTTCTATGATTGCGGTTTTTGTACGAACCTGCACGATTTTGTAATCGCCTACGATCTCAATTTTATCTTGTGTTGTTACTTTTTCTAAAGCCATTTATTTTCTCCTGTCCGACCCAATCTCCGAAAGGGTTAATTTAAACTTTGTATGTGGCAGTGAATACTATGTTGAATGCTGATGTAAACTCACTAATCAATACCTCACCAGCGGCAGCATTATCACCTGTTTTAGTAAATATGAGTCTTGCGCCTCCGCTGGTAGTTGTGTACAAACCGAATTGCGTGAATGTGGTCTCATCGACATTCAACCCACTGACATATCCTATTGATGCACCACAAGCGCCTCCTATAGTAAACGGAAGGTTACCTACTGCTAGAGATCCACTACCACCAGTTACCGCAGAACAAACTAGATGCACTTGGATATGAACAGTATCTCCAATCTTAGTGTACTTGCCACTTTGAGTGCCATAGGATGCACCACTGAATGCTCCACCTGTTCCTGTAAGGTTTGGTGTGAAAGTGCCCTCTTCATATGAGTCGAGAGTATTACTTGAAGTTGTGGTATTAGTGCCACCAGCATCAGGAAAAACCACACCATCAGTTAAGTGGATTTCTTTAAATGCAGAAGTTGTGGAACCTAAGTTTAGGTATCCAGAAGCACCTGATGTTGTTGCACCTGCAGGGAGTGTAGGCACAATTGCCGCCTGAGTCGCTTCACCATCAAACCTTATTCTTGGATCTGAATTAGTACCTTCTGATCCCATGTATAGATATTTACCTTGGTTAAGTCCAATCAGTGCCTTATCAACACCTGCATCTGCCAACCTAAGTCTATTTCTATTATCGATTGTGACATCACCATCAACATCAATTCCATCAGGACTTACTTCGAGCATATCAGTAAGAGTTCCTGCCTTTTGTACGGCATGAACTATCTTTGCATCCTCTGTCCCACTAGTGACATCTACCGCTGATACAGTTACTCTTGCATATTCTTCATGATCGAAAGTAGTTGTGTTTTGACCTGTTCTATAACTCGTCTGCGAAATGATCGTACCATCAGTTGCGTTATAGTTTTGGTTTGTAATAATTGTTGTGACAGGAGTATCATCATTTGAAATTGATGTACCACCAAACATGTAAACAAGTCCACCAAGACCTGTGGCACTACCGCCTGTATTATCTACACTTACTCTAAAATCTGGGCCGCCGAATGGATCCCATCTTTGTGCACCTAAAGAGTGTTGTCCACCGTCACGGAGAATACCCATTCCATGTACAACTTCTTCTGCGTGACCTGCAGGGATATATCTGTTTGCCCCTGCAGTACCATTTAAGGTATCTGGCCAATTAAAGAAAGCGAGAGAACCATTCTGTGCGCTACTTGGCACAAGATCAGCACCATTAGAAGATCCACCATTGAAACCACCGAAGTCACTTCTTTCAGTTATGTATTCAGTATTTGCATAACTACCAAACTTGTGTAAGACATTTTCGTCTGTGATTTCATCTATGACTTTTTGACCACCGTTATAATCGTGCCAGACATCATACGAACTCGTAGATCCACCTGATGCTTTATAGTTAACAGAAAGCATTGACGTTTGACTTGGAATCATAATCAATTCTGTATATTCGTCATCATTAACACGATCTGTAACATTTAACCTAGCAATATTATTTTGATGAGACAATGAAACACGGTCTTTATAATTACCCAAACCATCTAATGCAGTTAATTTCAAACCTGCAATATCAGCATCACTGGTAATGTCTGCAGTATCAGTAACTGTTTCATAAATTCTAAGTGAGTCTTCCATCCATACAGGAAGGTTTTCAAAGTGCGTAGCATATGTGGTTGAAGTCGGGTTGCCTCCAGCAGGTGTGTCACCTATTTTTAATGCTGGAGTTAGTGTTGTGTTAACCGTTACACCAAATACCATTTGTCCAACGTCTACACCACCAGTGTAATTATTCGAATGTTTGTTTGCACTGAGTCTTGCCATTTCACCAAGAGTACTGGTGATTGGATCTGTATCAGTATCGCCATACCATTGGATGTCACCTATTGCCTGACCAAGAGTTGGCGTAGTATCTCTAGTTTCAAACTTCAGAGTACCTTCGTTGATATTACCATCAGTACCTCTGTAGAGTGTTAGAGGGTTGTTCGTCTCATCACCCGCTCCCATTACAGCATCTAATGTTGGTATTGTTTGGGCGCCAAGTTCTGTAAAATTAGTACCATCGTTAGTGAATTCCCAACGATCAAACCCTTCATGCCAACGAATACTTACGTTCGACAAAGAACCACGTTCTACTTCTAAGTAAGACCAGTTGGTACTTGAAGAAGAAGGCGAACCTGTCTGACCGTAGTTGAGAGTAATCTTACCACCATCACTTGCACCACCTGCCACATCTAGATTACCATTTACAGTAATACCTGCCGTAGAGGTATTTCCTCTATTGGTTACATCTGCCAGAGTGTCTGTATATGAAGTCAGATAACTACTTAAATCTGGTGGAGTGTAAGTAAACACACCAGTTGTATTGTCATAAGATAGATCTGCAGTACCTGCAGCTGCAGTTGATGCACTCAAGTCTGTTAATGCGATACCACCACCGCCGCCACCACCTGACTGTGCGACCCATGCATAATCTGCACCATCCCAAGAAAGAACATATCCAGTTGTTGGGTTTGATTGATTTAAATGCGTATCTATAAGAGAGTCTATCGTACCGTTTACAAACACAGATTGTCCCGAATCCCAAAGCAGGGTTTCGTTATCTGCAAGACCAGAAATTGATACATCTCCTAGATCATCAAGGTTTGCGACTGTAGAAGTACTGTAAGTGTTTGCATCATAGTACCACTCACCGTTATAGTTTCTCAAGAAACCATCTGTACCTGATCCGGCTGCCACAACGTTTGCAACTGCAGAAGCACCAAAGACTGGATCTGTCTCAGATCCACCGCCTCCGCCTAGTCCAGAAAGATCTGGTGGAGTGAATACAAATGTACCGTTAGAACTAGAGTAACTTAGTGAACCGTTTCCACTTGGTGTTGGATCGTCAATCGCAGTAAGATCGTTTAATTCAATTCCAGTAGACACAATATTTGCAGAGAACACACCAGTTGTGTTATCATAGGTTACGTCACCAGTTGCACTTAGATCTTCTAAGGTAATGAATGATGCACCGTTTGACAAAAGTGCATTGTTCGAACCTTCCAACATGACGTTAACACCGCCGACTGTCGCCGCACCAACTTCAATTGAGTTAGTTGTGGAACTACCGTTCGTGGTAACATCGTCTAGAGTAAGTGAAGATGCAGGGATATCATTCGCTGTAATGTAAGTATTTGCATCCCAATACCAGTTGTTCGCACTGTCTTGTCTTAGGAAACCTTCACCATCTACAATGTCAGACGTTGTATGCGCATCGAAGATTGGATCTAGTTCAGCTGATAGGTAAGTAGCGTTATCATATGACCATGTTCCACCACCATCGTTCTTCAACAATCCAAGACCATTAGCGATATTGTATGTGGTATGCGCAGTGAAAACAGGATCTGTTTCAGAACCTGCAGATGTTACATATGTGTTCGAGTCATAAAACCAGTTACCCGCTCCGTCTTGTTTTAGGAAACCAGCGCCGTTGTTGATGCTTGATGTAGTATGCGCACTAAAGATTGGATCAGTCTCGTTGTCTGGAACATCTGAACCTTGAATGTATGTGTTTGAATCATAATACCAAGAGTTTGCAGTTCCCAAGTTTCCAAGTAGACCTGTGCCTTGAACAATGTCATACGTTGTATGCGCAGTAAAGACTGGATCTGTTTCTACAGCCGTACTTGTGATATAGGTGTTTGAATCGTAGAACCAGTTACCTGCACCATCTTGTGCAAGAAAACCACTGCCGTTGTTGATGTTTGCAGTAGTATGTGCACTAAAGACTGGATCAGTTTCAGTTAGAAGATAGGCCTGTAAGTCAGTGATTTGACTTTCTGTAATACGAAGATCTGATTGGTGTTGTACGACACTTGTATTAGAAATGTATGCATCTGGTACAATGTCCCAAGTAACAATAGATGATAGATCGTTTGATTCTGCACCAGAGTTAAGAGTTGTAAATGTTAATCCTGTTGCCTGAGAGTTAACTGTAACGACTTGGTTTTGTGCACCAACATAGTTGTTAGGTGTATCAGAAAGAGCAGTCCATGCAGATGCACCACCGCCGCCACCTGATACGGTTGAAAAACTAAAGTTTCCATTTCCATCCGTTTGAAGGTATTGTCCAGCTGAACCATCGTTGATATTGTTACTATTAGAATTTGTTAAATCAAGAAGACCTGCAACAATGCCTGCATCAGTAAGAGTTGTGGGTGTATTAGTGAGACTGTTCCAGTCACCATCGAAAGTTGAATAATCTGTACCCGAAACTGCAGCAGATATATTACCACTACCATCCGCCTTAACAATACCAGTGATTCCACCTACGACTGGATCTGTCTCAGATCCACCACCACCGCCTGCCGCAATCCACTGGAAGTCGATACCTGTCCAAGAAAGAACTTGTCCAGTTGTCGCACTTAATGTGTTGAGGTGTGAAGAAACATCAGAGTCTCCATAAGATCCTGTAACTGTTAAGTCACCAGAACCAAGAACAGAAACACCATTGATTGTTTTGATTGAAGAACCAGATACGAGAGTTGACTGCCCATCTGTAATACCATAACCAGACAAGGTTGTAGGAGTGCCTGTCAACGAAGAGTATGCACCATCGAATGCATCGATAATGCCAAAACCTGATATTGTGTTTGGTTTGTTTGTGATCGTCGACCAATCTGTAGAGGCAGTAAGTGAGATATCACCAGAACCCATAAGAGAGTTGCCGTTAACAGTCTTGATATTTGTACCAGACACAAGAAGTGGTTGTGCATCTGTAATACCGTAACCTGACACTGTAGTAGGTGTACCAGTCAAGGAACTGTATGCAAAGTCTTGTGAGAATGTCGCAGCGATAGTAAGAGTATCAGTCGATGCGTTTGTTGTCAGAGTGATGTTCGAGCCTGCGGCGAAGTTGATAGTGTCAGTTGAACTATCCGCATCAATATTGGTTTGACCAGATACTGAGAAAGTACTGAATGCGTTTTGGTTTACTTCACCACCGCCTCCGCCTCCGCCAGCGAGTGCACCCCAAGAAGTGGTGTATCCTTCAAACTGGTTGAGTTGGTTGTTGTACCTCAGATAACCTGCTGCTGGCGAACTGTCACGTTCTGCAGTAGTCCCTGCAGGGATTTGAATAGATCCAGTAGAACTGGTGCGAGGGGCAATCTGCTCGAGGTTGTCATCCATCTCTTGATACGTGAGGGATGAACCTTTTGTAATTCGTTTTGTAATCGCCATTTAGTAGAGTCTCCGCCCTTAAAATTGTGATATATAATCGCTTGGATCATATGGCCCGCCAGTGTTCGCACCAGTGTCGTCGAAGTAGTTACCGACGAAGGCAGCGTATTCTGGTTCAGTACCAAATGCATCTTCAAAATAATTATTTGCTACATAATATATATCTACATACGAGGTTGCGGCCGTGATAACATAATCAACATCGACATAGCCTGGCGTAAAGTAAAATGCACTCGTGTCTTGAAAGACGCCAGGGTTTGGATCAATATAACCAAACTGTGTATATTCAAATAGTTCAATTTCTTCATCAGTCAATTCCTCTTGGAAGGAATATGCTTGATCAATTAACGCTTGTCTTAGAACTGGATCCGTTTCTGCAGCGATCTGTGCAAGTAACGCAGCATAGTCTGGATTTGCCATATCATTGTCCTACGTTAATCTTAAACAAGCCACCTGCTGAACTATTCGCAACCCAAGATCCATGACCACCTGTTGCATCACCAAACCTATGCACAAAAGACCCAGCCGCACGAACTTTGGATGATCCACCAACAGCGGGATCTCCACAACCAGTTTTGTCACCAATACGGATCACTTCTCTTCCACCACCCCACACCTTATCTTGCCCCGCTACGTACGGAGTTTTATGAAAGGGGTTTGGTGTAGGAGAAGCGTGTCCTACATGAAAGTGACCTTTAACTGTTAATCTCGGCATCTTACCAATCGTTTATCTTGTTCTGGATATTTCTAGAGCCAGGGTGGTGTTGCTTCACATTTTTTAGTACATCACGAAAGCCTGCATCTGGTTTCCTCAACCCTAAACGAACCGAATCACCAATAGATGGTGGTTTCGATATGAATTGTTTCAACTCAGGATGCGCTTCCTTATATGCGTCAAGGTCACTAATTTTCATAGTGACCTCAAATTCTTCATTAGTATTTATGTTTTTAAAGTTGTATGTTGGCATACTCTATCCTGTGATAATATGGTAAATCTCCTTCCAGTCCCGAACCCGCTTGACAGGGCCATCGTAACTTACGTTGTGACTGTGGGCGACTAGTAAAGTATCTAGGCCAAGATCGTGACCTAAGTCAGCGTTCTCAGGTTTATCTTCAACCCAGTAACAACCAGTTCCCCGATAAGGTTCGAGTTCGTCGTCCTTATCAGCACCAGTGTCAAGGTAGACATACCGTTCGAAGGCAGTCTCACCAAAGAGTTCCCGAAGGTTCTTAGACCGTAGATGTTGAGCGTATTGATCGTTACTCAAACTAGTAATCGCATGGAATACATATCCATGTTCTTCGTGGAGTTTTTTCACGTATTTTATTGCGTCCCGAAGAGGAGGCAATTTCCGAATCCAAGCAGACTCGTTGAACATCCGAACCAACCGTTTTGATTCTTTCCGTTCGATACCGTATTTGGTATCCATATCATAGCAACCATCTTGGACAACCCGATAACCATGCCGGTACATCCATTGACCGAAAGCGTACTCCCAGTCTAATAGAACTCCGTCACAATCGGTGAGGATGGTTTTTTCTTTAGTAGCAAACATAATATATCTTTCTTTCTTAGTACACTATTAATATAGTCTATAATGCACCAAATGTCAAGCCCTAATTTGAAATTAATTCAAATTTTTTTCAATTATCTCTAAAGTCTTTAAACGCTATGTGTTTTCGTTCACGTACTTCTTGCTTACGTTGCTTATTCTTTTTAGCACGTTCTTTTTCTTTGAGACGGTCTTCATTAACATCGCCCCATTCATCATCGTAATGATCATTTTTGCGGAAGTTCTTGAATTTTTTTGCCATTGTCCTTTAACTCAGTTTGATTGGATCTATAAAAATACGTGGAAATGCTTCTTCCACTGTTGCTTTTGTAAGACCTTTGATCTTCTGTCGAGTGATCATCTTACAGAGCATATCTGCATCAGACTCACAAACGTCTTCTAGTAGTCCGATGAACAGAGATTCTCTCTTTGTTTGGTTTAGGTTATCGTAACCACCACCTCTTACAAAGATGCGAAGTTTTCGAAACTCGTGATATAACATCATACCTTCATCAGGTGTCTGATTTTTGTTATAGGGTGGAGCTTCATCTGGTACAAGGAATTCTGCACCTTCGTCATACAACAATCTAAGACATGTGCGCATAGGTACTGAGTCGTGAGCCTGTAGCCACTCTGTCTTTTCTTTCTTTGACCGCATTTTTGCGGCACGTTCCAATACGATAGATATCGCCAATCGTTTCATTTTTAAAAGTCCTGTATATCAGTGAGAAGGTTCTTTAGTTTATTTTTAACAAAGAAGTTGAAGAGGTGTTCTCTACCAACTGTTTTTTCTTCATCAAACTTCTCTACAATTTCGTCTTTATAGTTTTGGGGCACTTCATTCAGATCAATCATCATACGATTACGATGGAATGCAGAAAGAACTTCTTCAGACATTCCCTTTTCACCTTGATCCAAAAGAGTGTATAGTCTCTTGGAAGTCATTGGTCTTTGACGTTCACCAATCGCTAAACAGTTATCTGGAGAGAGAACATTTGGTACTCCATCCCCTGCGTCACCCTTCAATAGATGCTCCTTGAAATATCTCTCAGGATTATCATTGCGGATCCACCGTTTACGTACTGGATCATACTGACCAACGTTTGCATAGTTATGTAATTGAATATAATCCTTGTCACCAGACAAGATCAAATACTTTTCACTACCTGTATTTAGTTCAGTTCCTTCACGGTGACAGATTGTTCCAATAATATCATCTGCCTCACATCGATCAATATTTATGACTTTGTAAGGAAAGAATTCGTCTAGTTCGTCACGAATCTTGTGAACAACTGTAAAAAGTTTGTTCCAGTCGATATCAGACTCATTACGAGCCTTCTTCCGATTTGCCTTGTAGTAAGGATATATATCTTTTCGCCATACATTCTTACTATCACAACAAATAATAATTTCGCCCCATTCTTCCGTAAACTTCTTACGGTTGAAACGAATTGAATTGAGAAACATGTGACGAATCATTGACTCGTCAATGTCATTTTCATTGGCGTGACCACCAGTCGCTGCGAAGAACGAGGCGAGCATCACCTGATTAAAATCTACTAAGATTGCCATATTATAATTTCCAACAAATTTACATTACCATAATTGTAGTACATTTTGGCAGTAATGTCAAGCTGTTATTTTTCGGACTCCTGTACTAGTAGCGAGAGAACCTGATTCCACACGTTTGTGAAGGAATCGATATTGTTTCTCGCAAGGTTGTATCGATCACTGAATGTGAAACGATTAAAATAGTTTGGGTTCTCCTGTTGAACTTTGAGGAGTTGTGCAGCAATGGAGAATGCATAGTTCGCATGTGCACCCTTGTCTTCGTTATATTCGTAAACGATTGTCGCATTAGCCGCAGTCTCTGTCAATGCACCGTAGTTTGGATGAATGACAATACATTGGTTTTTGATTGCTTCGATCATTGCAATACACGATGTCTCTTTCCAGATGTTTGGATAGAGAAAGATGTGAGACTTCTTCAAAGCTTCCAAGACAACATCATTGGGTTGATGCCCATGATAGGTCATTTT